CACGGGGCATTTTCCTGGTGTATTTGAGTGTGACATTCTTGTTTCCAATAGTGAATACAGTTGAAGACATTTTTAATATTTACCTATAATAAAATATGCTTGCTCTATTAATTCTACTAGCACTTGATTTTTACATTCTCGCTCAGACTGGTGCCTCTAGCGGCGATACGAAGAAGTGGACTGTTTTCGGGACCATGGGTTGTGGATGGACTCGAAAGCAGTTGGACTACATGAAAAAGAATGGTAAGCCTCACAAATTCGTCGATTGCGACAAGGGTGGATGCGATGGCATGGACGCTTTTCCCACTCTAAAGGGTCCTAACGGGGAGAAGATCGTTGGATACAACGAAGTTTAAATCATTTATTATTCAAGAGTTGATTGTATCAACTTATCAATAATGAAATACGGGAATTTAAGGGCATGAAAAGTCTCTCTCTTCACCTTTTCCATGGGCACCCCAATGCTGACCAAGTTTGTAAGTAGTACCAAAACCAGGGGTATCATAATCAGTCCCAAAAGCATTTTGTAAATCTGGGTACCTCTCACCATAACACTTAAGCTCCGTCACACCTGGTGGGCACACGAAATCCTTATTTTCACCCATACCAACCTCGTAATAATGTTTACGCGCTAATTTGAGATTAGTACCCGCATATGCTTGTACCGCTGGGTAGCGATCAAGGTAGCATTGTGCCTCTGCATCTGAGAGAGTACAGGAATTGGAACGGTTTTCAGAACCATTTGTTGTATAGTTTGTGTAGTGCCCACCAAGAGCCGCTTTATCAGTGCCAAATGCAGCACGAAGATCCCAATACCTCGCACCATAACATTCGGATGTGGAATCAGCGTCTGTGGGAATGGTGAAAGTTTCGTCGACCGAATCCACTCCATTACCATCTGGTGAAGGACCAACACTTTCACCACCACCCATCATCATCATAGCCGAACTTGAAGAACAACATACGACCAAAAGACCAACACCGGCTAACATTGGCATAGACATCTCTCTTTTTATTACTATAGTTTGAGATATTTGTTACTGATATGATTGGTGTTTCAACTTATCAATAATGAAATATGGAATCTATTTAGAGACCACGAACGACCTGGATGGAAATGGAAAGGATGAACGCGTCCAGAAGGGTGGAGATTGGCTTAAGGACGGAGATGTGCTTCACGAGGGAGCGGTTCCACACGAGGCGGAGAATGAAAGTGCTGACGAGCACGGTGAGCGCGAAGGTGAGGAACTCGGTGAGCGCCTCGGACCTGGTCTTAGACTTGGCAACCTCTTGAATCATTTATTACATACGGATATTTTTTTCTTGGTAAACTACAAATGAAGCTTCTCCCCCTGAGTGGCTCGGAAAGTCGGTACACCAATAGGAGGTGGGGGACGGAAAAGGGTATTGGAAATAATAACTGTTATGCGTATGCTGTGGGAGACTATGAAGCCTATAGGTGGCAAAAGTCTATACCCGGTGATCGCTCCGGACTCTCAAATTCTAATCACTCTTATACCCACTGCACAGGACTTCCCAAGCGCGTTATTTCAGACAACCCCAAAAAGGTCTACAAGGTCAACGCCGGTGAAAAATGTAAGAAGGGATACTACAAGGTCATGATGTTCGTCTCTCCTGGGAGACCGATGAACTACATTCGTCAAGGGGATTTTCATTTTTACAAACAACATGGTGTGGTGGAATATAAGGTTAAGCCTGGGGATACCGTCAGGGTGGTTGCTAATTTTTTTAAAGTTCCTGAGTCACGGATAAAGAGGGCTGGTCAATTCAAACCTGGAAAGCGTATCATTTTCAAGGCTAATGTCTTCAGTCACAAGCGGGGTTGGGCTACCGGTCCACTTCTCACTGATGCTAGAGGTAAAGCCATCACCGATCCTCGTAAGGCATCTCGTGACTATCCAGGTCTCAACTATAAGACATACTGTTCATCCTTCTGCGTCAAGGATCGCGGAATCAAAGTCGGAAAGACCCACCCCAAGATCCGCAAGAATACTGTCTAAGTCTGGAACATTTTCAACATCAAAGTTAATATCGAATAGGTCCAACACGTCAAATATAGAATCCTCATTCAAGGACACAGAGTTCGCCACTGCTGTGTAATTGTTTTGTATAGTAACTGTAATCTTGAACTGCGTCGCATCTAAAACTTTTCTACAAACGGGGCATGTATTCTTACCTTGATTTTTCCATTCCTGTAGACAGTGGGAATGAAACATATGTCCACATCGGATGGGAGGATTTGTCCTCGTACACCTGACTTCATTGAGACATATGGAACATGTCGACATTCTATAGGAAGGTCCTAAAGTTTTTTTCGTGATTTTTCTCAGTTAGTAGATGTTGGGCATCTTGAGAAGGGGCTTGTCGCAATTGTTGCATGGACCCTTACCCTGCTCCTTCTCTTGAATCTTGGAGAGAAGCTGGGGACCCTGCTTCTGGAGAAGCTGGCGGTAGGAGTAATTGTCCTCGAAGGTGATGCCATTCTGCTTCATGACATAATTGTTAAAGAGCTGGGCTGACGAGTTCATGGTGAAGCATCGTCCATCGGCCATACCAAGTCGCTGAGACATTTTGTTACTATAGCGTTAGAAATTAATTTGTTTATTGGTTATTGTTCTCATCCAAGATTTGAATCCCTTCTCTCTGAGAGTTTCGATCATGGGTTCACATTTGTATCCCAAATATATGTCAAACACATCTGTATCTTCGGTAGGAGATACTCGAATTTGAGGATTTTCATTTATGTGTTGATTTATGATATTGTAGGCAAATGCAATTTCTTTGAGGGTCTCAGCACCTGTGATGATGATCTTGCCAGTGCTGAATATACTGCATGTAATCTCTTTCATGTCTTCAGAAGGTTTAAACTTAATCTTAACAGCCGAATACCTGTCTGGTTCGAAAGATACTTTGAAGATGTCATCATACCGCTCGAACCAGTCGGCGACTTGCATGAGGTTGATGTTGTAGTTGAGGCTGAAGTTGGAGTTGATCATGACCACACGGAAAGAGTCGACGGGAACATCAACATCTAAACCCAAAAAAGTTTTGAAAATGTAAACAAGTTGAGTGATGATGCGCTTACAATCGAAGAGATCACAGCATCCCGCCACTTGGATCGAACCGTTAGGGAAAACCTTCACAGACTTTGTGCTGTAGCTGTCGTGATAGGTTAGAGTCACTTGGTTGTAGAAGGTTGTGGGTTTGAGCTTCCACTCAAATCCATCGGTGGTTGTCCCTTTGCGTCGCATCTTGTAGGAGCCGATCTCCTCAAATCGACCTCGAAGTCGCTTTATATCGATGGTCTGCATAAAGCTTGATACCATGGTGATAGTCGTAATTTTGACCCACGAGGGTCGGGTCTCATCGGGAAGAGCTTTTCGCATCTCATCGAGGGTTAAGAGATACGAAAAACTGTTGTTAGCAATCGATGAATACATTTTTGAACATAAAATTTATTTTAAAGAAGCTCGACTTAGGTGTTCGTTTAGGGGATTTCGTAATCCACAACGGTTGGATTTGGGGTGTTTTCGTTCGCACCCTTCTTAGTCGTCAGGACTTCTTTGTCGTTTTCCATAATCTTCCACCCGGGGACGTACTTAGGTCTGAAATAATCGATTGTGAACTTCTTGACCTTTTTGGGTGTAGTCACGGTGAATACCTTTGTGCCCACTTCACCTTCCCCCTTTTTCCATCCCGACCAAGTTAAATCGTTCATTGCTCCATCCACTGGTTCGGGATCGTTCATACCATAAACGTCTTTTTTGCATTCGTAACCACCCTTCTTACTATTACAGAGGGCCCATCCTGGTTCTTCATGAATCGTGAGCTGGTCTGTCACTCTTACACCATCGGCTTCTATATCAGTGATGTGCATATTAAAATCCTTTGTGTGTGCCGATTGTTCCGCAACTATGAAATCGTATACGTATTCGGTGGGTGGAGCGGGACCAGTGGGTGGTGCGGGTCCCGAGTCGTCACCCCCACCACCACCCATCATCATAGAAGCTACACTGGAGGACGAACAACACATCATCATCACGACAATAGCGGCTATGTATTCCTTCTTCATTGTTATATATTACTTAGAGGGAAAATTAAAATGAAAATGCCTCAATCTCTTTATCATCACCGATTATATAGGTCTCGGTTCCAGAACCCATATATTTATCTTTGAGGTATTTTTCAACTTGTTTAATTTCATCGAGTGTAAGTACACGGTTATAAAATATAACCTCCTTCATAG